CCACCAACATTTAGGTTTTCTACGACACCCACACCACCTGCAACCTTGAGGGCACCCGTGGTTGTAGTTGTAGATGTACTAGCATCCCAAACCTTGGTAACACCACCAACATTTAGGTTTTCTTCTATACCCACACCACCACTGGTTATTATGAGAGCACCAGTGTCTTTAGTTGTAGATGTACTAGTATCGGTAACTGTGACACTACCGGATGACACATCCGCCGCGAAGACAGTCTTGGCAACCCCTAGGCCACCCACAATCTGTAAGGCTCCTTCGTTCGTAGCACCAGCATCTGTAGCGTCCCAAACCTTGGTAACACCACCAACATTCAGGTTTTCTACTATACCCACACCACCTGCAACCTTGAGGGCACCTGTAGTTGTAGTTGTAGATGTACTAGCGTCCCAAACCTTGGTAACACCACCAACATTCAGGTTTTCTACTATACCCACACCACCAACGACCTTTAGAGCACCTGTAGTTGTCGTTGTAGATGTACTAGCATCCCAAACCTTGGTAACACCACCAACATTCAGGTTTTCTACTATACCCACACCACCAGCAACCTTGAGGGCACCCGTGGTTGTAGTTGTAGATGTACTAGCATCCCAAACCTTGGTAAAACCCCCAACATTCAGGTTTTCTACTATACCCACACCACCAACGACCTTTAGAGCACCTGTAGTTGTCGTTGTAGATGTACTAGCATCCCAAACCTTGGTAAAACCCCCAACATTCAGGTTTTCTACTATACCCACACCACCAGCGACCTTTAGAGCACCTGTAGTTGTCGTTGTAGATGTACTAGCATCCCAAACCTTTGTAACACCGCCAACATTCAGGTTTTCTACTATACCTACACCACCAGTCACTTGGAGGGCACCAGTAGTTGTACTAGATGAAGATGCTGCACCAGTTACTATCACATTTGAAGTTGTTGTAATGTTTGAGGTTACGAATGCATTGCCTACTACATGGAGGTCATGTTCAGCGTCTAACGTTTTAATACCTAGTTGACCATTTTGAACAAATAAATCGTTATTTACTACTGTTAAATTGTTTTGAATAAGAGCATTTCCCCAAACATCGAAAGTAATCTCATTGATGACATTTTGTAAAACTTGTGTATCAGCATAACCATTACTTGTATATCCCAAACTAAAAGTATGAGGGTGATCACCATGGTGTATAAGAGCTATGTTATAGTCGGGGTGTTCCATGACAAGACCGATATCAAGTGTATGTGAAACATTATTATTGGCTATATCAAGAATACGATCTGTAATACTCAAGTTTTCAGAATTCACCGTAAAACTTGTACCATAAACCTGTAAATTACCTGTGATTTCGGTATCACAGTTAATTAAAATGGTGTCATTCTCGTTTCGTATCACAGAATCGACAAGGTATTTATTATCTACACTCATCATTGGAAAATATGAACTTGTGAGGCCATTGATGGAGACATTACCACCGACATTTACGTTACGTACAATTTCTATATCCCGATCTGCATACACATTACCAGTGACAGTTAATTGGTCACTAATTACTGTATTACCCGTTGTATAGACATTTCCCGTAACTAATAGGTCCTTGTATGTATTCACGTTTCCATCGATGTATACATTACCTACAACTTCTATATCTTGATCTGCATACACGTTACCAGTGACGGTTAACTGGTCACTAATTAATGTATTCCCCGTTGTGTAGACGTTTCCAGTAACTAATAGGTCCTTGTATGCATTAACATTACCACTGACATTTACGTTACCTACAACTTCTATATCTTGATCTGCGTACACGTTACCAGTGACGGTTAACTGGTCACTAATGACTGTATTACCCGTTGTATAGACGTTTCCAGTGACTAATAGGTCCTTGTATGCATTAACATTACCACTTACATTTACGTTACCTACAACTTCTATATCTTGATCTGCGTACACATTACCAGTAATAGTTAATTGGTCACTAATTAAAGTATTACCCGTTGTATAGACGTTTCCGGTGACTAATAGGTCCTTGTATGCATTAACATTACCACTTACATTTACGTTACCTACAACTTCTATATCTTGATCTGCATACACGTTGCCAGTGATAGTTAACTGGTCACTAATTAACGTATTACCCGTTGTATAGACGTTTCCTGTGACTAATAAGTCCTTGTATGTATTCACATTCCCGTCAATGTATACATTACCTACAACTTCTATATCTTGATCTGCGTACACATTACCAGTGACAGTTAATTGGTCACTAATTAAAGTATTACCCGTTGTATAGACGTTTCCGACGACTAACAGGTCCTTGTATGCATTAACATTACCACTTACATTTACGTTACCTACAACTTCTATATCTTGATCTGCGTACACGTTGCCAGTGATAGTTAACTGGTCACTAATTAAAGTATTACCCGTTGTATAGACGTTTCCAGTGACTAATAGGTCCTTGTATGCATTAACATTACCACTTACAATTACGTTACCTACAACTTCTATATCTTGATCTGCGTACACGTTGCCAGTGATAGTTAACTGGTCACTAATTAACGTATTACCCGTTGTGTAGACGTTTCCGGTGACTAACAGGTCCTTGTAAGTATTCACATTTCCGTCAATGTATACATTACCTATAACTTCTATATCTTGATCTGCGTACACATTACCAGTGACAGTTAACTGATCACTAATTAAAGTATTCCCCGTTGTGTAGACATTTCCAGTGACTAATAGGTCCTTGTATGCATTAACATTACCACTTACATTTACGTTACCTACAACTTCTATATCTTGATCTGCGTACACGTTACCAGTGACGGTTAACTGGTCACTAATTAAAGTATTACCCGTTGTATAGACGTTTCCAGTAATAGATAGGTCTTTATACACATTCACATTTCCGTCAATGTATACGTTACCTTCAACCTCAATATCTTGTTCAACATAAACGTTACCGGTGACAGTTAAATCATCTATGATATCCACCGAACCTCGGACAACTAATACATTAGAAGCAAGATCATCAACGTATAAATTCGAACCAACATCAAGGGTGTGAATGGGGTTTATATTGATAATACCTACATTAGCTTCTGTAAATACACGTCCATACACGTGAACATTCACGTGTTCATTTGTTATAGGATCTAATTCTCGATTTTCAGCACCATCATTTGTATAAGCAATAATAATTTCGTCTATAGACTCTTTAAATCCAATCATAACATTCGATTCTGGGCGAGTCAATACAAGACCTAAATCTAATGTAACATCACCAGTCGTATTGTTTCTACCTAGTTCAACGACAGCATCTTTGATAGATGTATTATCTGTAACTATGAGAGATGTCGAACCCATAACGGATAAGTTTCCCTCAATAAATAAATCTTGTGAGATACTCACATTACCGGATACAACGAGAATATTAGAACCAACATCATCCACAAATAAATTAGAACCCACACTAAGGGTATGATCTCGTGGATTAGAATTGGCTATACCAACGGAATTTGAAGTTATAAAACTAACACCCCCACCATCTGAAGATCCATGAAACACACATATATTTGATGTGACATTACCAAAATTTGTAGCACCTTGTAAACTTGTATTAATAATATCTGTCGCAGCTTCACCGGATTCAGTAATTTCTTTTGTACCTCTATCATACATTAGTAATACGACCTGTTTATTAGAATAATCTTCACGAAGACGAATCGGGTGTAAATAGACGGAATTAGGGTGAGCAGCATTAATTTCCTCTTCTGATGCATTGAAAACGATTGTATTATCCGCCTGATCCTCCAGTGCGTTTTTACCAAATCTGATTCTAGTGGATCTTTCTATGGTAGGTATATTCTTCACCATTTAATATAGATTCCTAAATTAATTCGCGTAGAGTAGACCCGCCATCCCATTTTCAATTCTCAAAATGTTGTAGTTCACTGCGTATATTGGGTGATCAATCGTCATATTTTCACTCATAATTTTTGCAGATTCTATACGACTAAAGTTAAGAGTCCCTGTAGGTTGTAAAGAGCTTGTCATTAGACAAAAGCAATATAACCAAAAATCTGGAGATGTTACAAAATTTGTATGGTAATAACTCATAATGTCAATAAAATGTGGTTTTCCCCATCTATAATTAGCTAAATCTACACCATTTATGTTAAGTTTAATTTTGTTTTGTGGGGAGGTAAGTGCACTATGTGTGGTTGTATCAGAAGAAGCTAAATATTTGACTGGGTGGTTAAATGTTAGTTCTTGAATATTTTCCCTGGTAGGTTCATTTTTTTGAACCTGTGTTATCAAGATATCATGTTTTCTAGTGGCCAAATTTCCACGTTCTTCGTTATCCAAGAAGTAATAATTGGAGAAAAGTTCGAAATTGTAATTTGCAGCTTCTGAACCCCAATAAATCCGGAGTTCTACATTATGATAATTCAACGCCACTAATGGGAGTGCACATTGGGGACCTTCACAGAAAAAGAAACGAAGGGGGTAAAAGTATGAGCGAGCGCTCACACCTGGGTGTGTACCTATGGCACTTTTAGATATATTCTGTGCGAATGTATCAATTGCTATTTTTTCAGTAAAAATAGCATCCTGACTATCAATAATGGATCCACCTATAAGTAACTCTACTTTATCAATGAGTTTATCCCATCTTAAAACATCAACAGCCTTGGTTGTATCATCGATTGTAAGGTAAGTGTAACCAAGAAGGTCACCTGCGCGTTCAAACCGAACGCTTGACATTGAATTATTTTTCACATCTCCGTGTATGACCTGCTTCTCGACGGATTGTGAAAAATTGGAATGTCGTTTGAAAGTTGTACTGAAAAACGAAATTTCCGGTTTACCGATAATATATTCATCTTGGGCACCAATTGCAACGAGTTGGACAATACCAGAAGACATACTACAGTAAATGGAGAAAATTACAAATTCATTTTTCGACACACGAAATTAAATACGAAATAATTGGAACCAGAAACAGAGGAATTTTTTATGAAGTTCCCGTTCTGATCTCTAATTTTAATACTAAAACGATCTATACTTCTAATTGGATTAATGTATTGAGCGACGATTGGGTACTCATCTTTGAATGTAATAAGAGAATCACCTTCTCCGTGAGTAGCACTTGTTGTAACGATACTAGCAAAAGATCCCCTAACTTTGCTTAATTCACCCTGTCCAGTTAAAACATTTGAAGCTCTATCGTTAAATATAGAATCAAGTTCTTCGATTGATATGTAACAATGTTCTGTTACTACTTTTGAATGAATGTGAGCCCCTAAAAGCCTGGCCTGAACTACATTACGAATAGGTTGTTGAAGATGACATGTGAAGTTATTAGAACTTTCTTGGCCAATCGTGTCTACTGTAATTGTATGATATTCATAATTCAAATCTGGGATAGTTTGAGGTGAAGTGACTAAAGCCATTATATATTACACTTAGATTAAAGATCCACCAATACCGCCATCTATTTGATAGCTGGCGTGATCACCAACGAGTTTGGAAGAACCACACAATCCACCTGGAGTCAATCCCATACTGTAAATGTCACCCTCTTTACCATGCCCAGCAGTGCACTCGATGTCTGATTTCAATTCAAATATACTCTTCTCAGTGACAGGGGTGATATCAATTGGTCTGGGTTGATATTTACTACGGGTTCCGAAAAAAGTCAGAAGCGTAATGATGGCGATTAGGACAGCTATAGACATTAAGCCATTTCGGTTTGCGCGGTTAAGATTAAACATTATAATATACATATAGATTTTTTTATAAAATTGCGTTAAAGAATACTTAATACTTTCCAAGTAGCTAGTAGATGGACGAAGAAATTATTCTCGACCGAGGTCGTACCACTAATATTATGAAATTGGATGCGGATGAACAGGCATTGATGGATGAAATTGAAATTCAAGTTCCCCGCCCCCAGCCTGTAAAAAGACCTAGACCAAACTTCACTCCACCCCAGATGGGACAACAACAGGAAGCAATAGATGCATTTGTAAACCCCAATAAACAATCTGCTCCAGCTCAACCATCTAACGACGAAGAAATTGATTATGGTGAATCTGAGCAAAATTTCTACGATGATGCCGCATACGATGAAAAACCTTCTCAGGGTGAGGAGCAGCCGTCCAAGGGGTATACATCGATAGATGAAGAAAAGGCGGATCTGATTAATAAACTGGGTCGTTTAGAAAAGAAGGGATTTACTGTTAATAAACGACTCAGTGCTTATTCTGGTGTAGATGAGCTAAGGTCAGAAGTAAAGAGAATTACATATAGTATTGATGTTGAACAGTCTGTGAGATTTTCTAGGAGAATGTTAGTCGCTTGTGTGACCGGTCTCGAATTTTTGAATAAAAGGTATAATCCTTTTGAGGTTCAACTCGAGGGTTGGTCTGAATCTGTAATGGAAAATGTTGATGACTATGATGGTGTCTTTGAGGAACTCTATGTCAAGTACCGCTCCAAGGTGAGTGTCGCACCAGAGATCAAGATGATCATGATGTTGGGCGGTTCTGCTATGATGTTCCACCTAACAAATAGTATGTTTAAGACTGCACTTCCAAATATGAATGATGTACTTAAGCAGAACCCAGATTTACTAAAAAATATGATGTCTGCGGTTCAGAATACAACTAGGTCTACAACAGGACCTGCAGATGCAGCCCCTGTAGGTGGTACAGGGGATTATGAAATGAAGGGTCCCGGTCTTGATATATCCAGTCTAATGGGTGGTATCATGATGCCACCTCCACCTCCCATGAATACAGCTGCACACCAATTACAACCCGAAGAAGATGACGATGATCTATCGGACATCGTGTCTATATCGGGGGACTCGACAGGGGGAGAAGTAAAAGAAGTAAATGTGAATTCTTCAAAGACCAAAAAAACGAGACGAAAAAAGAAAACTGAAATTAATCTCTAAGTACAGTATAAATAATGATAGGTTATTGTCCTTTGGAGGATATTGAACCTGAGATTCAGAAGAAAGAATCCATCGTTGAAAAGAAAGATACCCCCAAAGAAGTGGGTATAGAAGAAACTGAATGTAATTACGTCGTCATGGCTTTCATTGCCGGCGTTTTATTTTTAGCCGTCTCTGATTCCATCAGGGCGTAAAGTTATTTAAATTGATTCTACCTTTGGGTTTTCCCTAAATGGTAAAATTAATAATTAAAAGATGTAATTAGAGTTTGTCCACCTGTACCGTTGTCAAGATTATTATCATTCGTAAGGTCTCGTGAAATTTTTACTAATTTTCCGCCATGCCCGGTAAATAATTCGACATATATGTCGTACCCATAGTCACGCGTCGAAAGTGTATTTAATGGTTCCAAACTTATACCAGTTTTTCCAGTTTTAATTACTGGATTCCATGGGTATACACTAGATTGTTTACCGTATATATTTAGGTGTCCAACCGCTATGTCATAATCAGATAACGTTCCATTACTTGTCCCACCTTGTACTTCGAGTACAATTGTACTTATATCAGAAACAGATCCTCCGTCTATTTTACGTAACATAGCTACAATTTTACATGAAAATACATACTGATTGAATACTAACTGGATATTTTTAGCACCGATACCAGTATATGTAAATTTTTTGGAATATGTTTTGTATGCTACTTCATTATCGTTGAATATTGTATTTCCTCTTACATGTAAATTTGTTTCTGGTGGTATACCACCTAAATTTATACCTATCTGATTACCAAGTTCGAAATTTGCACCGAGGGCTAAAGACCCCGTTACATTAAGATCACCCTTTATATGAAATGTACTCCCATAGGGGTCAACAAACACGTTTCCAGTACGTGAATCGTTATATATATTGGATGACGTTGACGATGAAGTACCCTTAAATTCTATGGTTGCATTGGATGTTGCTACTGTACTCTGTATTCGTATATCCTTATTAACTAAATGTAACCCAGTCACGGGTGACGTAGCTCCTATACCAACATGACCCAAATTATTTATCTTGATTACATCGATAATTGAGCTATCATATTCAGCACCTATTATGATACCCGATTGATCTGCATCTAGATCTCTATAACCTTTTATAATTCCACCATACCCATCTCCCTTATATAAACGCATTATAGTTGAATTAGACCCACTTCCAGGTGCAGCACTTTCAATTATGAAAGGATTGACATCACCAGTACCTGGGTTGTATACATGTAGATTAGAAGATGGGGAACTTATACCAACTCCAATTTCACCTGTTTTCTTAATGCGAAACTGTTCAGTGTTTTGATGTCTAATTATTAAGTCGCGATTCGCACTTATACTGTTTATAACATTTATGGTATCAGATGTATCGGAACTAATTGTAAGACCACCTGTACTAATACGCTGCTCAAGTGGAACTTGTATATCACCATTCACATATAAAGCTGTCCCCGATGCAACGGCAGATTCATCGTCTGTTTTTATTAAAACACGTCTATTACCAGAAATTTCCATGACTGGAGTTGGATCAAATACATTGGGAATAGCAATATCTGAAATAATATCATCTAATTCACCTTGGTCTAGACCACTTGTATTATCATATACTTGGAATTTGTGAGCTCCCGCGACCGAACGAATATGATCTGGTCCTGCGAATTCCTGTGATTGACCATCATTACCTTTGAATATAAAAAGTTCCGATTTACCATCGGTATCATATCTCTTTTCTTGTAAAAATGTATGGTGTCTCAAACCACCATCATCGGTTTGAACACCAGAAAATGAAAGAACATCAGAAATTCTAACATCCCCCATTACATGAAGTTTTGCTAGAGTTTGATCTGTACCTATACCTACATTACTGGTAATACCATCTATAAATATAGAAGTAGCTTCAATATTTGATACAGCATATACATTATTTGTGATCCTAAAATCTCTATCACCGGATTTATTATCTAAACCAATCGACCACCCCTGATTATTGGTATCCGAAAAAACTGAGAAAGCGTCACCGGATGCAGTCTGAACAGTCGCCGTTATAATAGAATCTTTACCTGTGCCACTTATTTGATTTAATACATTTATACCGTTATTTTGTGGATTATAACCACCTATTGAATTAACATGTAAAATGGATAATGGTTCTGTAACTCCGATTCCGACTCGACCATCACTTCTGAAAGATGCAATTTTTACGTCGTCATAATTGGCGTGTGCTAATTTTAAATCCATTCTCGTCCTAGACCCACCACTTTCCCATCTTGACAGATCAAGTGAAACTTTGGCACCAAAACCACTTGTCGAATCTCTACATACACTCATTGCAGTTTGTGCGTCACCGACCGAATTGATTAAATTTCTATTTGTTACAACTAAAGGAATTGTCGTATGATCGAAATTGTTATTATTTGTAACTTGATCATTAACATACACCGTTCCATTGTTGGTATGAATAGAGCCATCAGGTGAGGTGGTTCCTATACCTAAATAACCTGAGTCAGATAAAAACATTTTCGGGTTACCCATAACAGATGTAGAGGATACACCAAACTTCAAACCCTTACCGGGTGCAACGTGTGTTTCTAAAAATGCGTCACCGATTTCGGGTCTTACACGCATTTGCATTGAAGTTTGACCAGTAGAACCCCATACATTTCCCATTGTGAATGTATTAGCATGCAACACATGTACAGGTGTTGCCACAGTTAATCCATATTGAGGAGAAGTGTTATTTATTCCAATTTTACCATCACTTGTAATTTTAATACGACTTGTATTATTTGTTTTCATGTTTATATTCTGATGAACGGGGTCAGTTGTTGATGATGCTATAGAAATTTCACTTATTTTATTAGCATCGGAACCAGATCGTAATATTAAATTATTAGCGGTTTGATTTACAACAGAATCGTTTGCGTGAATAAGAAGCTGCCCGGATGATTTTAGGCTATATTCGTTGTTATCTGAAACATTACCAGGTCCACCGACTCGGATGTGTTCGGATATTCTTACAACCCCAGTTAATAAGTTAGAAGTGTATGTGTTACCATATACATACCATGTATTGCCATCATATAAATTAGATGTTATTCTTGGACCAAGTGCAGTAGTTGGTCCTATATCAAGTGTATCAATTGGTGCTACATTTGCTATACCAGAAAGCCACCCATCTGCACCAGATGTTCTTACACTTTTAGCTTGAATATTACCATCTATGCTTATTACGGATGCTAAGGGGCTGGCTACACCTAACGGGTTTACCGTAACTGCTGTTCCAACTTGTAATCCCAAACTTCCAAGTTTGAGACCTTTACTATACGTAAAACCATTGACTTCTAGAACATTTGAAATTTCTGGTCTCGAAGTATCTACAAAAAACTTATCTCCGACACATAAATCGTGTGTAGGGTTAATATTTGAAGCACCGATATTAGAAGAAGTGTATATATCGCCATATACATGGAGATTAAGTGTTTCATTCGCGATTTTAGTGAATGACAGTGTCCCACCATCAAGAGCTGAATCCTGAGTTCTAAACATTGCCAACTCATCTTTACCGGTACCATCATCTACAAAAGCAATTGCAACATTCGACGAATTACCGGGTGTCATGATTATACCCGTCTCCGATGCACCATCGTTACCGTCACCCATTTGTATAACTGATTGACTAACAACCAAATCTTCATTTTTTATATACGTTGCTGTATCAGATACAAACGCATTGCCTAGAATGTGTAAATTACCTGTAACAAATAAATCACCTGGATCGATGACTACATTACCAGACAAGGTTAATACATTTCCACTTGCGTGATTTGCGAAAAATGACATATTATCACCAACTCTGAGTTCATTTCCAACTAACACATTTGTGGAATATGTATTTGTAAAAACGGTGATTGCATTTGATTCTTTGCCGTTTATAATGACGTTTCCATCAGATGTTAACAATTCATTTTTCACGATAATATTGGTTGATACCGTATTACCTTCTACATAAAGAACATCTTTACCTTCTGTATCAATGGAAAACACCCTGGTATCTGATATTATGTCATTTACCTGGAATGCATAATTAGGATTTTGAGTGCCTATAGATATCTGTTCATCTGCAAAAAAACGAGTAGATTTTATAAAACCGTCACATTCAACTGTGTATGTACCAGTTGAATCCATGAATAGTTTGTTACTAAGTGAAAATTCTTTCGATGGTGTTGCATTTGATATACCGAATCGAGATACTATAATTTCTTCAGCTTCGATTTCATTTGTTAAAATACTTTTTACACCGGTGAGTTGTTCTTGTTCGACTGGCTCTGAGTCTAAATTGGCTACATAGACCTGGTCGAACCGAACTGTCCTACCCATATACATTAATTACCGAATAAAATTCCAGCTAAACCATCTTTAATTCTCAAGACGTTATAATTTGTTGCAATGACATACATATATTCTTGAGCTGATCTTAACGAACCGGTTTCTGTTCCACGTATTATTAATTTTGCATTATCGAGCCTACTAAAATTACAAGTACCCGAAGGATTATAATCCGATGCATTTAAACAAAAGTGATACGCAAAGAATCGAGTATACATTAGATCCTGTGTAGTAACTCTTAAATCTGAAACACCATATTTAGACTTATAATAATTTTGTACTGTGTGATAATAGGTTGGTGACATATTTTCAATCAACGTTGTACCATTCACTTGTATGTCAGCAGTTTTAAATGTGAAACGGTCATTAGTTGGATCGCTACTAGATGCACTTATACCAAAAAATATACTTTTGACTGGATGATTTAAGTAAGATAAATCGAGGTCATTATATCCACCCGAATCCACATCATTATCATCAACCCTTTGTAAAGGATATTCAACTCGTTGTGTCTGTGTGATAACAAAATCTAACTGCCTTTTTACAAGGGACTCACGTTCTTCTTTGTCTAAAAATATATAATTACCGTAAACTTTTATATTTTTCTGTGCATCACTATATCCTATAAGACTATTTTCATCAAAATTGATTTTTATTTCAACTTGATGGTGAGCAAGTGCTATTAATGGGAGAAATGCACCATGATCACAAAAGAAAAAATGAAGTGGCTGAAAATTGCGATTAGAAATACTCGTCTTGTTAGTAAGTTCCTGTGACTTGGTTTGAGTATCAGCTAAATAATTAGGCCATATATCAGCATAGTAATCATAATGTTGAGAATCGATTTTTTGTCCCCCGATAAATAAATCTATAGTAGAATTGTAAAGCAAATTTGAAGAAACATTTGAATTTATATCATTTCCTTCAAACCATATACAATTTATAAGATCACCTAGGACTGGAATCGTTATACTATTATCAGTTTCTGTCACATTTTTTATAAACTTTGAAGCCTGTGAAAAATTTGTATGACGAGTAAATTTCATACGAAAAAATGAATGCCCCTCATCACTAGTAAGATACATATCTTGAACACCTTTTGATACGAGTTGTATTAATGCACCAGACATTTAATAGATATTCAGATTATAAAAACAGACACTTTCCCTGAGGGAAGTCATTCTTCGTCTCTTCGACCAATTTACCGTGGATGTTAAAACCACCTTGTTTATACACTTTAAGTCGTTTGTAATACATAGCTGTGAAAATAGACCAAGGGTCGTGAACATCGTAGATGTGTGGATTATTCTTTTTTCCTTTTGTTTCTCTCATGATTCTTCCAATACTTTGGGTAATATCAGACTTAGGTGAAGCCAAAATAACCGTGTCGAGGGTTGGTATATCTAGACCCTCGTGGGCTTGACTGAACGTCGCGAAGATGATTTTCTTTTTTGATGATTCCTGGAGAGCAGCCTCTTTCATACCACCCATGTAGAGTCCAGATGTCTTCGGGAAACACTGATGAAGAAACTCACAATGTTGACGGCGGTCACTGAGCACCAAAAGTTGCCTCGTTCCCATGGAAGCCTTTTTTACCAACTCAACCAGCATCCTATTTCTTTGACGATCTTCCACGAGTTCTGTAATCATGTTGGGCATTGAGATCTTTCCGTTTCGCATTGATGGTGGTGGGTTCCTGTAATTAGGGGAATCAAATGTAATTTGAAACACTTCAACTTGCTCCTGGTTTTCTCTCTCAACCGAGAAGAATGTGGGTCCCATGAACCAGTGAAGTACTTTCGTGAGTCCATCCTTCCTCTCGGGTGTTGCGGAAAGTCCATAAATATGACGTGGACACATCTTGAAGAGACTCTGACTGAATACCTTTGCGCATATGTGATGCGCCTCATCTACAATGAGCGTCCCAATACTCTCAAAATCTGAAAATGAATATTCTTTGAGGGACAAGGATTGGAGCATCGCGATGACAAAATCACAATCGACTTCCTTTTTATTCTGTTGTACGACACCAATCGTAGCACCTGGACAAAATTGTTGAATACGCTCTCTCCACTGATCCGCTAGAAACTGTTTATGGACCACGATCATGGTCCTGTACCCCAACTTACACGCTATGGCCAGGGATACCGTCGTTTTGCCGTACCCACATGGTAAAGAAAGGACGCCATGCCCTGCTTTAATTGCTGCTGCGAGTGCTTCATTTTGGTGTGTGGCGTCTCTGAGCTGTCCAACGAATTTGGTTTTGATCCGAGTTGGTTGAGGTCTCCGATCATCCTTTGGTTCCCCAAGTTTAGTAGTTCCATAGAATCTGGGTACACAGATTCCATTCTTTGTTGGTCTAAAAACCTTGAAAGGCGGTGGAGGAAACCCATAGTCTCCATTTACTACTGCTCTTACGGTAAGCTCCTTTTTAATTTCTGATATCGGACCAGAATCAATTAGATAACCGGTCCTCGTCAAGGCGGTCATTATAATAACTTAAAGATTGAAAGCTTTATATGATTATAATGGCACCTGAACCAATTAATGTACAAAAGAACATCGATCGTATTAACAAGAATATCGCAGATCTTAAGGATAATATCAAACAGATGAAAGATCAGGAAAAGACCCTCGGAGAAGAGATTCTTCGTCTCGAAGGTTGTTTGATTACATTCCGTGGATTTAAGACAGTTGGACTCATTGAAATTAAGATTCCAGAAGATGCTGATGAAAGACCTAAGATCGATCAGGAGGAGCTTAGCACTGAATTCTGTGATGAGATCAGGTCTCTGCGTTAATGGAGTTTAATTTCCAAGAAAATCCGGAATAATTCCCAACATTCCACACACCTTTAAATTCTATATCTATTTTCACACTATCCCCTTTTATAAGAGACTGCACTGGACGTCCAAGTACTTCACACATCACTCTCCTATAACGGAATGGCACTTTAACTGTTAATATTCTACCATCTAAAGGATTATCGATATGTTGATTTTTTATAAGGTGCATCTTATTTCCATGCATTCGAGATATAGTATCATGCATGGTTTCTGAAATTATAAATCGAATATATTTTTTATCGTTAAAGTCATACATTGGTTCGTGAATGGTTACGTTTAATTTCATTGATTTCTATTACGATATATAAGAATTAAAACTATAAGTAACGTAAGTATAAAGAGCAAAACTTGTGATAGTAAAGGTGGTGTAAGTGGTTTTCTTGTACCAAAATAAGAATGACTTAGAGATCTTGAAACTTCCGTGGCGGATTCAATACTCGAATAAGGTGTTTCTCGGGGGGACATCATACCACACATAGCAACTTTTGAACATTTCCCAAAGAATGGGAGTTGACCATGAAGGCTAAGAACACCAGATGACTGCGAAAATGTCCATTTATCATCTTTCCATTCAGCCCCCCACGCAATTCTTGCATTTGTTGGTTCAGGGACACCAAGTTGGTATATGACTTCTGTTATGAGTCTATCCGGATTTGTACTAATAATCTCTTCTGTGAGATCGCATATAACACATGATATTGTTTTATGATCCGAAAGAACTTTGGGTTGTAAGTTCCATTTCGTTTCCATAGCCACTTCTAGATCACTTTTAATTTCAATTTGTGTATCATAATCGAGAAGTACATTTATAGCACCATATGTACTCGCCCTAAGTTTTTTATCTGCATCTGGTCCCCAATTGTCACCAAGCATATTAAGAGCGGGACTATTATCTAAACATAGAAAAAGTAATCCATCATCAACGATTAGTTCATTCGAAAATGTCGCAATAAAGTCATCTTCACCGTATGTTACATTTAATAATTCTGTTTCGAATACAAATTGCGCACCAGCGTCTAAAACTGCGTTTTCCATAGCATCACACATTACCCTACCAGACACTTTCTGTGTATACATGTCGGATAACCCCACATGATCAAAACTTTTTACAAATTCATATGCAGACATAGTATTCCATGTTACACCGTCCATAATCAGAGTAAGGTGTTCAACAAATTCTTCACCTTTTTTGCTAAGAGAACCAATAGCATTCTTAAGTGAGACACTTTTATATTTTGTAGGTGATGTATATACTTTAATAAAAAGTTTTAATAATGTTATATAATCAATAAAATTTAAAGAATTAAACATAATTTTTAAAGTTTCAAATCTATCAACCTTTGTGAAAAGATCATCCCATTCAATATTCATCTCATCTATGAGAGATTTGAAATTAACAAATGCTTTATCAAATAAAATTTTATGCGCATGGAGGTCTCTACCACCTTCCTCCGGTTCCCACCAAGAGCCACCAGCTGATACCTTTTTATCATAAATAGTAACATCATAATCACCACCACTATGTAAAATTTCCCATGCGAGAGACAAACCGGTTGGACCAGCTCCAACGATATGAACCTTCATTCTACTTTTAGGAAATATAAAAATTATTTATATAAATCCATCATTTTTACGCTCCTCTGGTGTTTTAATTGCATACAGACTTGTCAGGAATATTAACATAGAAATGAGAGCATATTCTACATCTCGTGTGATTACTACGGAAATTACAAATAAAGAAAACAAACGAAATATTTTATATTCTAAAAGTTTTTCAATGCGTGTGGGTACATTCTTCGAGTGACTTGAAAGTATACCTTGATACAGCACTAGAACAGAAATCAATATAGGCATTTTAAGAACACTCTCGATAGGTGAACTTACCGGGTTCAAGAAATTTTTCATGTATGTACACTAAGAAATAAAAAGTAGGATGTGCATGTAAGTTTTATCAGACTCGCCCAGTACAACGTGGTTTGCGCTCTAATGGCTGAGAGAGGTTTATGATAGCGAGTTATATTTCGGGGATATTTATTTTTAAACGTTTCAACTTTTCTTGAAATTCACGCATCTCACCCGGAGATTCAATTTCTTTACCGGAGTTTATAGCTTCAATTTCGGGACCCGTCAATTGCATAGCATTGACACGGAAATCCATGAACGCCTCCATAGAATGGGGTACTAGGGGTTGGACAAGTTCATATATAGCTGTGGCATAGTCTCGAATTTCCTTTTGAGCGTGATGGTCCATTCTCAACTGCAAGAAATGCATGAGATTGTGGAGGTCCATCTTCCACACGAAAGATGTGTAGGTCGATTGGGGTAGAACACCCCGTGCTTGTTCCCTACATACACCTGTATCTAAAAGATGTTGATACACTTTGAAGGCGTTCTTATATTGTGTGGATATGACTTTTGCGAGTTTGTCGTCAACTTCCACTACACCTTCCGATCCTTGGTGATTGATTTCAGATTGCTTACGCAATACTTCTGGCTCGTAGTACTCTTCATCAACGATAGAATACCTAGCAGACATTTCATTTACAGATGCAGTCCTGTGTCGAAGCCATTGACGAGCAATGTATAGGGGTGCCTTGATACGAAACTTGAATACAACGAGTTCGAGGGGTGAAGTGTGCCAGTTTCGAAC